CAGCTTGGCGTCGATGGCGTCGCTGATCTCCTGGGCCTTGGCCTGCACGTCGGCAGCCATCTGGTCCCAGGCCGGCTGGATCACGGCCTTGATCTCTTCGACCTTGGCCTGGATCTCGGTGACCAGCCCGCTGAGGCGGCTGTTGTCGGTCCCTGATGTGTCAGTCACTTCTTCTTCTCCTTGGTTGTGGGGCGCTCTCGCTTGCTGCCCTTGGCGTTCTCCTGCTCCTTCTTGCCCTTGCCGAAGGCCGGAGCCTGCTTGCCGCCGAACGCCTTGTCGTGGTCCTTGCTCGCTGGCTTGCTCGTCGTCACGTCCAGTCCCCCTGTGTCTGACGGTTGGTGATGCCCCACTGGGCTCGCTGCAGGTTGTTGGCCGTCATCGCCACCGGGCGCACGTCCCCGACGATGCCGCTCGTCTTGACCTGTTGTGATACAGGCTTGATGGTGGCCTTCTTCGCCACCCGCTTGGAGAGGGCGGTACGGGACGGTCCGGTGGGCATCAGAAGCCGAAGCTCATCTGCTCGGGACCCTTGGCCTTCTTGATCTTGGTCCGCTTGCCCTGCTCCTCGATGTTCTTGCCGGCCTGCCGGCGGGCCTCGATCCAGCCGCCGGCCTGGATGCCGATCGAGGGGATGATCTCGCCCGACTCCCGGCTCAGACGGCCAGCGGCCATCTGCGTGGCCCGGTTCTGCCAGGCGTGCATCAACGCCGAGGGCTCGGCCCCCGACATGCCGGGGACGGCCCGCAGGTACTTCTGGTTGGCAGCGCCGCCCTCACCGACCGTGAACTTGGCCGGACTCTGCTTGGCGGCACGACCCTGCCGGCCGGGGACATCCACCTGCTCCAATCGCTGACGAGTGGAGATGGCCTGCTGCCAGGTGTCTTCGGCGGTCGGCCCGTGGGGGTCGAGCGGCCCGTGGGTGGCGCTCTTCATCCCGGTGACATCCATGCGCTGCTGGCCGGGCATCTCCTTGCCCGAGGCGTGGTGCATGCGGCTGGTGAACTCGGTGTGCTCCAGCGAGCCGGCCACCGAGTCAGCGATGTTCTGGTGGTACGACCACACCTTGGGCGACGTCCGGGGATCGATCGCCTTGTCCGAGGCCACGTTGCCCCGTAGCACGTCGATGGCCTTGACGACGTTGCCCTTGACCCCACCCTTGGCGACGTCACCGAGGTCGAAGCCCTTGGTGGAGACGTGGGCACGCACCTCAGGCGTGGAGAGGGCAGCGATGTGCTCAGGTGCCAACTCGGTGGGATGGACGCTGGTGCCGACGTAGTCAGCCAGCGGCGACGGCCGGCGCTGCACAGCCGCCTTGGCTGCCGGCGTCTTGGCCCCCTTGACCCGCTCCTGATAGTCGAGTTCCTGGTGGGCGGTAGCCGCTTGGGCAGTGATGTGCACCGAGGCGGCGGGATCGGCGTGGGCTCGGGCCAGGGCGTGAACCGCCGTCAACTCCTGCTCGGGGTTGTTCTGCGGCGACATCACGGCCGAGGCAGCGATCACGCTGGACTTGGCGTGGCCCGTCTCCGCCGCCACCTCGGCCAGCCGGCGGTGGTGGTTGAAGTACCAGTCGTGGTGCGGATCCTCACCCGTCGTGGCCTGGCGGGCCATCCCCTGCTTGGTCAGGTTGTAGCGGGCGTTCGCCGCCTTGACGTGGGTGATCGGGTCGTCGGTGAGGTGCGGGGCGATCGCCGTCAGCGAGGCGATGCGCTGCCCGGCCTTGTTCTGGCTGCGAGCGTTGTTGGTGGGCCTGTCCCGTGCCGTCACCAGACGGCTGAGGCCTTCCTCGACCCCAGAGCGGGCCATGCCCAGCCCCTTGACCTGGGCGCTGAGATGCTGCTGGCCCTCGGTCGGGATGTCGGCCCACTGCATGGCCCGATCCGTTGGTAGTGAGATACGGGCTGTCCTCTTAGCCATAAGATTCGGTATCCTTGCGTTCATGGCCGAGAACCAGATCAAGGGCAGCGGGTCGCTCTCCGAACTGTTGGAAGCACTGACCGACGCCCAGTTGGACGAGCAGATCGCCTACTTCGAGGAGTTGAAGGGCACCGATGGCTCCGAGTTCGGCCACTGGAAGGCGGGCACGATGCTGAGTCGAGCACTGGAGATCAGACACGACCGACTCCAGTGTCGATCGAGCGACCCCGCTTGAAGTTGTAGACCGAGAACTGGTTGCGGGAGATCCCCATGTCCAGTGCCGAGGTCAACGCATCGCCCTCGGCCACGTCGGCGCCGTACTCCGCTGCCACCTTGGGGTCCGGGGCGAACCGCTGTGATCGATCGATCGTCGTGAACTCGTCGTTGGAGGGCTTCCAGCCGCCGAGGTAGACGTCGGGTTGCGACAGTGACTCACGGTTACGGTTGACGTAGGCCGGCAAGGCGCTGGGCTTGGTGTCCGACGCTGGCGCCGTCAAGTGCTCGGTGTCGGGGAGCGACACCATCGAGCCCGTGCTGGGCTCTTCACCCGTCACGGCGTGCACGGTGAAGCCGCCCTCGACACCGGGTGACGCCATCATCTGGGCGTGGTAGTTGGCGAACTGGGTCTTGCTCAGGCTCATCCCTGACGACTCCTCGGCTTGCGCCAGCCCTTGCTGATGTTGGTACCTCGCCCGGTCGGTCCGCTTTCCAGCACCTCGGGCTTGCGGAGGTACTTGGGCTGCAGGGCGGGAGGGAGTCGCCCGGCCTTGAGGTACTTCTGGTGCACCTGGCTCAAGACGTCGGGGTCGGAGTTGATCATCTCCCAGCCGGAGGAATCCTCAGCGGTGGGTCTGATCAGGTACTTGCCGACATTGGAGGGAGGACGTCCAGGCGGCGTGGGGCCGAGTGCTCGTGTAACCGATGCACCCGACCCCACTCCGACACTCAGGAGCGGCTTGCGGGCACGAGCCGCCACCGAGGAACCTGTGCCCTAGTCGGACACCTGGGCCGGGTTGAGCCGGCGCAGGCGGGCCTCGGAGCCGAGTTCGTATTCGAACTGCGACGGACCCTGACCGACCTGGGCGCCGATCACGAAGTCGTTGAGCATGGTCGGGGCTTCGATCCACGCAGACGAGCCGAGGTGAGCACGCTCACGCATCGTCTCACCGGGATCCTTCACGACCGTGTATGGACGCTGACGAGCGTCACCGCCGGGATCACCGTAGGCGCCCACGCCGAAGTCGTTGGGCACGTCGGTGTCGGTGGCAACACCCTCTTCGAAGCGCAGAGGCCCACGCCGAGCGGTGTTGACCGCCATGACGTGCTCGTAGCCGGACGCAGGGCGATAACTCACAGGGGGCCCCTCCTTAGGCAGGTATCAGGGCGAGCATAGACCCTGGAACCCTGGTATGACCGTGACTGGGTGACAGCACCGGACAAGCGCCGGCGATCCGACGTACCTACCTTCGGAAGAAGGGGCTGTCGAAGGCCTCGATCACCGGCACCGTCTCCTGCACCGAGCAGGCGCAGGCCAGGGCCAGGGAGTCCACGTAGTCGTCGTGGGCCTCCCGCTCGTCGGGCGCCTCGACCAGCAGGTACTGGCCCTTCATGACTCGCTCGGCGTCCGACATTTGCTGGCGGAACCTCCTCCATACCCTCGTACGGCGAGCCTTGGAGTGGCCGGGGTAGACGAGCATCTGGCGCTGCAGCAACTGGATCAGGTGCTGCCAGCGCACGGACTGGTTCTTGGCGTCGCTGTTGAAGGGGATCACCTCGGTGCGGGAACCGAGCAGGCGCTGCATCCGGTCAGCGACCGGCCCACCCATCCCCTGGGCGTCCACGCCGACGTAAGCGATGTCATACGGGTCGAGGAAGTCCATCAGTTCGAAGTACTGCTCTTCGAAGTTGGTGTTGTGGATCTCCAGCCAGTTGAGGATGCGGTGCTCCCGGTAGCCGGCCGGATCCGGGTGGTCCCAGTCCACCCAACACACAGTGGCGACGGTGGAGTCCTTGATCCGAGCCGGGTCGATGCCCACCACGACCTTCGTCCGCATCCACGCCTTGATCAGCGGCATGCTCTTGTCGGCCAGCAGGTCGAGGTCGTCCTCGGTGATGAGCATGCCCCGCTCCAGCATCCACTTGAGGCGGTAGCTCATCTGGAACTCTTCGGAGTCCTCCCCGAGGCGCAGCTTCTCCTTCTCGATGAACTTCTTGTAGGCGGGGTTGTACCTGCTGACAACTCGGTCGTCGTACTCGAAGTGGTTGGTCCGCTTGCCCCGAGCCCGCCGCTTGTTGAGGTTGATGGCCTTGTAGAAGTCGCCCTTGTTGAAGCCCGGCGTGCCGATCTTCACCATCGTGCCGGCGTTGGCCGAGAGCATCGGGTGGACGCTCTTGCGGACCACCTGCTCGTCGGCCTCCTGGGCCTCATCGATCACGATGACGTGGTACGTCGAGCCTTCGATCTTGGCTCGGGGGTTGGCCGTCTGGCGCCGGCAGAAGCTGCCGTTGGAGAGACGTATCATACGGCTCTTTCCATCGACCTTCTCATCGATCTCAGGATCGGAGAGGATCGCCAGGGCACGGTCGCTGGTGAGCCTGGTAGCGATGCGACTGAACACCAACTCGCTCTGCTCTTCGACCGGTGCGAACAGGCCGACCCACAGGCCATCTTCGAACTGGCTCATGTTGGGGTACGTCTTCGCCAGGATCGGGAACAGGATCATGCAGCCGGCCAGGGTGGTGGCAACGATCTCGCTCTTGCCGCTCTGGCGGGCCATCAGCCCGGTGACCTCTTCGGCGTCCTGCATGATCATCGACTCGATGACCCTGTATGACATGGTCGCCTGATACGGACGGAACTGCTTGCCCCAGAGTTCTTCGCAGAACATGATCGTCCGCTTGATCATCTGGTCGAGGAAGTCGGCCATCTCCGGCGCAAGCTCGTCGGCCAGCGGGTCTTCATCGACCCCGCTGACGGCGTCCTCAGCCTCTTCCTGGGCCTCCAGGGCAGCCAGTTCTGCAGCTTCTGCCTCGTCGGGGCCGTACCCCAGGTCGGTAATCGTGAAGGACACCGAGTCCCAACATACGCCCCTATGGCACGCTGTACCGGGCTATGCGAGAACGAGAGCACTTCCTCTCCCAGCTAGACGAGGCCAACCGGACCGCTCACTGCTCGACGTGCGGCCAGGTCAAGGTGCGTCGATGCGGTGTCCAGCGCAACGGTGACGCCCGCTGGCGGTGTGTCACGACACGGAAGAACGACCCGCCGCAACGGCACCGGCCGTTGCCCTACCACAAGCATCGGGAACTGGTCTGCTCACGGTGCGGGTTCGTGGCGCAGCACGCCTGTCAGATGGACGTCCACCACATCGATGGGAACCACAAGAACAACGACCCGTCGAATCTCACCAGCCTGTGCGCCAACTGCCACCGCCTGGTGCACCACCACCACAGGATGAAGACCCGTCCCCAGAAACGCCGAAGGCCCGTCTGAGACGGGCCTCCAAGCGCCACTTACCGAACTACGACTGCTCTCGCTAGTTCACCCACCATGGTATCACCCGTGTCAACGTTTCCGACTCTTCGTCGGACCGGCGGGGATCATCCTCACCCGCTTGGGGGTACCCCCGGCGGGAGTCGAACCCGCAGATCCGGAGCTTAAATCCGGCGCCTCTGCCAGTTGGGCTACGGGGGCCAGCTTGGCTGGCTTGACCATCGGTGAGGGGCAGCCCACCCGCAGGTGGCGCTCCAGGGCGTCATCCAGGGACTGACCTCGCATGTGCCCCACCTTGCCCGTGCAGTGGGGACACACGACCGTCTGGGGCATCAGGTCTTCTTGCGGCGCTTGTCGTAGTACCTCTGGCTGATCTCGACGCAGCGGTCGCCCTTGCAGCCCTTCTGCCGGCGGTAGAGGCTGGCATGCGGGCACGTCGCACTGTCGATCTCTTGGTCCACACCGCAGACGTGCAACTGGGACACCACGACCGGTAAGGCCTTGCGGCCTGGTCGGCGTCCCTCCAGTGTCTGGATGCGGCGGTCCTGGGAGCGGATGGTCGCTTCCAGGCTGGCAAGTCTCGTGGTCAGGTCATCGTCACTGTTCATCGTCCGGCCTCCAGCCGGGGGGCATCGGGCGGGGCTCCCAACGGGCAGCCTCCATCTTGCGGTCGAGAGCAGCGTCGTTGATCTGTTGGCGGGCATCGACGCACCACTGGTGAACCATGTCCACCGGCGCCGACAGGTCGCTCACCCCAACTCCTGGCCCAGCGGCGGCACGCACATGATCTGCCACACCTCACCGCCCGGTGCGAGGCCGAAGACGAAGCCTTCCGGATTGACCTCTTCCTCCTGCCAGGTCACGCTGTTGCGTGAGGCAGCGAGGTCACGGAAGCCCTCGATCAGGCTGATCGCTCCGTCCACGTCGGTTGCTTTGGTGGAGCGGACCGTATCGAGGTTGGGCATGACGCCCTTGCGAAGCTCAACGGTGTAGTGCTTGTACACGGGCCACTCCAGGGCTAGTTCGGGTTGTTCGTACGCCATAGGTCAAAGATACCGGTTCTTTGACGTGCACTCAACCTTCGGCGTCATACCTGTTCCTCAGCGAGCGCACTGCCAGGTGCATCTGCTCGGTCTGGGTGTCCATCTCCGCCAGCAGCCACCCCCGATCGATCTCGTTGTGCATCAGACCCCGCAGCAGTTCCGCCATCCGCTGCATCGACACCTCGATCGCCAGTTGCGTCTGCTCCGGCGTCATCCGGTCGAACCTGCTCCGACTCTTCGCCGGCTGTGCTCTCCGGAACACGTATCCCCCATCCTCCGATGTGCTCAGGGAGCACTTCCAGGCCCCACGGCGTGACGGTGTCCTTGTAGCGACACAGGCCGAGGTGGAGCCAGTGTTTGTGTGATACTCGGATACGAACGGCCCTGGTCGAGTAGCGGTACGGCGGTAAGGCCTCTTCCATCGTCGCTCTCGTGAAGAACGTGGGATCGAGAGCGTCTCGCTC